GCTGGCCGCCGCGCAGGGCATCGCGCTCAGCCCCGCCGATCTGGTCGGCGCGCCCATGGCCACCGGCGATCCGCCCCGCGCCGGGGCCGACGACGGATAGCCCCGCTCCGTCCTTCCCCTTCTCCCCGCCCGACCCGTCCCCGCCCTTCACGGAGCATCGCTGCATGCTGTCCGAACGGTTGCCTGTTCCCGAAATCCAGCTCGCCGCCGCCGTCATCCACCGCGCGCTGGAGGACGCCGCCACCCCCGATGCGCGCCTCGCCCGCCCGCGGATGATCGACACGCCGCAGGGGCCGCGCCGCACCTTCACGCCTGGCCTCAAGCCGCAGGAGCGCGAGGAGGCGGTGCGCTTCCTGCTGGATAGCGGGCCCAACTGGCGCCAGGCGCGGGAAGCCTGGTGCGAGATCGCCGACCTCTGCCCGCTGCGGCTGCGGCGCAGCGCCCTCGCACGCATCCCGCATTCCGCCATGCCGGCGGACCTCCGCCGCGCGCTACGGATCCCGGAGCCGACGCCAGCCCCAGCCATCGCCGATGGCGCCTCCATGGTCCCCGCCACGCCCATGCAGGAGGCCGCGTGATCATGGACATGCGTTCCAACCGTCCGACCCTGGACGCCCTGCGTCACCTGCCGGTGGGCGAGGTGATCGCCCTGCCGGCCGAGCATCTCGCGTTGCTCCAGTCCGATGCCCGCGAGGCGCTGGACGCGGCCAAGCGCACCCTCGACTGGATCGAGGGCGCCATCGCCCTCCGCTACGAGCAGCGCGCGGTTGGCGCCCGCGCCGCGGCGGGCAAGGACACCGGCATCGTCCGCTTCGAGGACAGCACCGTCGAAGTTGCCGTCGAACTGCCCAAGCGGGTGGAATGGGACCAGCGGCGCCTCGCCGCGCTGGTGGAGCAGATCCGCGCCGGCGGCGAGGACCCTGCCGAGTATGTCGAGCTGACCTTCAAGGTCTCGGAGCGCGCCTACGCCGCCTGGCCGGAGCGCATCCGCGGCGCCTTCGAGCCGGCGCGCACGGTGCGGACCGGAAAGCCCAGCTACCGCCTTACCATCCTGAACGACGTCGCCCTGCGCGACAGCCCGCACGGGCCGGGCATCCGCCCTGCCATCGGAGGGCCGCGCTGATGGCACTCCGCATCGTCACCGCCGACGAGCGCCTGTCGCGCGCGGCCAACAAGACCACGATCGCGCTGTTCGGGCCGACCGGCGTCGGCAAGACGACGCAGCTGAAGCGCCTGGCGCCCAGCGAGACGGTCTGCATCGACCTCGAGGCCGGGATGAAGTCCGTCCAGGACTGGCCGGGCGACAGCATCCCCGTCCGCTGCTTCGAGGACATGGTGGTGCTCGCCTCGCTGGTTGGCGGCCCGAACCCCGCCGCGGCGCCGGAGGCGTTCTTCTCGCAGCAGCACTACACGCACTTCGCCGGCCTGCATCCCGAACTGGTCGCGCTGCTCGCCAGCAAGTCCATCGTCTTCCTGGACAGCATCACCGACCTGACGCGGCAGGCGATGGCCTGGGCCAAGAAGCAGCCCGAGGCCTTCTCCGAAAAGACCGGCAAGCCGGATGTCCGCGGCGCCTACGGTTTGATGGCGCGCGAGGTCATCGGGCTGCTGAAGCACCTGCAGCACGCGCCGGGCAAGACCACGATCATGGTCGGCATCCTGGAGAAGCACACCGACGAGTTCGGCAAGGTCACCTGGCAGCCGCAGATGGAGGGAGGCAAAGCCGGCCGCGAGCTCCCCGGCATCGTCGACCAGGTGATCTCCATGTCGCTCTTCGCGCGGGAGGAGGACGGCACGCTGCGCCACGACCCCGAGCGCGGCACCGAGCGGCGCTTCGTGTGCCGCGCCGGCAATCGCTTCGGGCTGCCGGCGAAGGATCGCTCCGGCCGGCTCGACGAGACCGAGCCCGCCGACCTCGCCGCGCTGCTCCGCAAGATCAACGCGCCCGCCGCGCCCATCACCTGAGCCGAGAGGAGACCTCGATGTACGACATGAACGATGCCGAGCTGCCGCGCAGCTCCGACCTGATCCCGGACGGCACCTTCGCGAAGGTGACGATGGTGATCCGCCCCGGCGGTATCGACGGCCAGGGCGAGGTGGATCGCGGGCTGCTGAAGGCCTCTCGCAGCGGCGGCGACACCAAGATGATCGATGCCGAGTTCACGGTGCTGGCCGGCCCGCATGCCAAGCGGAAGTTCTGGCAGAACTTCACCGTCACGGGCGGGAAGGTCGACGAGCACGGCGTCTCCATCGCCTGGAAGATCTCGAAGGGGAACTTCCGCGCCATGATCGACAGCGCCCTCGGCCTCGATCCGCAGGACATGAGCGAGGCAGCCAAGGCCAAGCGCGTGCTGCGCGGGCTTGCCGATCTCTCCGGCATCACCTTCGCCGCCAAGATCAAGGTCGAGGCATCGACCAACGCCGAGTATGGCGACCAGAACAGGCTCGACCGGGTCGTGCTGCCGGGCGAGCCCGAATACGCGCGCATCATGGCGGGCGAGCTGGTACCGCCATCGCCCTCCACGCATCGCGCGCCGCGTCCCGCCTCCGCGCCCTCCGTGGCGGCGCCCGCCTGGGCGAACACGGGCGCGCCCCGGGCCTCGGTGACCGCCGCCCTGGCATGGGCTGCCCCTGCCGCCGCGCCCTCCGCCCAGCCCGCGCCCCCGCCGCCGCAGGCGCCGCTCGCCAACGGTCCGGCCTGGCTGAACGGCTGATGGCGGCATGGCCCGACGACGCTGGAGCCGGCCACGGGAGGTCCGTCCTCCTATCGCGAAGCCGATGCCGCTGCCGGGCTGCAGGCCGGAGGACCAGGTTCGTCGCCTGGTCTGCGCCCTGTGCAGCCGTGAGGCGAAGGGCTTCGGCTACGTGCACGAGATGCGGCTCGGCGAGTTCCCGCACCACCGGTTCTGCAGCATGGCCTGCTGCGACGCCGGTGGCGCGCTCGCGCGGAGATCGAACGGCGTGATCGACAAGACGCAGATGGAGGCGCGCGCGATCAAGGAGGCGCGGCGGCCGCTCGCGGAGGTGCTGGTCGAGCTGCAGCTCATGGCGCCGTTCCACGACCGCAGCGCGGCGGAGATCGATCGCATCATCGAGGCCTGCGTCGACGGCTTCCAGGCCTCGATGCAGCGCCAGGCAGCCGAGCGCGATCCACTCGACGACCCCATTCCCTTCTGAGGTGACGGTGCTGCTCGACCTGAATCACGGCTCCGGTGCTGTCTATGGACGTGGCGACGCACCGCCTAGCGACGCCGCTGCGATCACCGCACGCATCAACATACACATCGATGCTGCCCTTCTCGCGCGCCAGCGGCAGCAGATGCCGCGCGACTATCTCGGTGGCAGCCGCGTTGGCGAGCCTTGCGCCCGCAAGCTGGTCTACGAGATCACCCACGCGCCGAAGGATCGCGACTTCGACGCAGGCATCCTTCGCGTCTTCGACGCGGGGCACCAGTTCGAGGCGCTCTCCATCCGCTGGCTCCGCCAGGCCGGCTTCGACCTGCGCGATCGTGGCGTGGATGGCGGGCAGTTCGGATTCGCAGCCGCCGGTGGAAAGCTTCGTGGCCATGCCGATGGCGTTATCGTCGCCGGGCCAGATGTTGGCATCCGCTGGCCTTCCCTCTGGGAGCACAAGGCGCTCGGCCAGAAGTCCTGGACCGACCTGGTCAAGCGCGGTCTGCGCCTGTCGAAGCCGATCTACTTCGCGCAGGTGCAGCTCTACATGGCCTACCTCGAGCTCGAGGTCGCGCTGCTGACGGCGCTGAACCGCGACACGCTCGCGCTGCACCACGAGGCGGTGCCGTTCGATGGGGCCGAGGCGCAGCGGCTGTCGGACCACGCCGTCGAGATCCTCCGCGCCGCCGAGGCAGGCGAGCTGCCGCCGCGCATCGCCCAGGCCGCCGACTTCTATCTGTGCCGCCTCTGTCCCTACGCCACGCGCTGCTGGGAGACGCCTGGATGAGCGACATCACGCCCTCCGACACGCAGCATCGGGCGATCGCCGCGATCAAGCACTGGTTCCAGAGCGAGGCTGACCGCAAGCAGGTTTTCCGCCTGTTCGGCTATGCCGGCACCGGGAAGTCCACCGTGCTGCGCTTTGCACTGGAGGAGCTCGGCCTCGAGCACCACCGCAGCGGTGGGGACGGTGAGCCCTGCACGCCCGGCGTGGTCACCGCCACCTTCACAGGCAAGGCCGCGCTGGTGCTGCGCCGGAAAGGCACGCCCGCGCGCACCATCCACAGCCTAATCTACTCCGTGATCGAGGCGACCGAGGAGGAGGTCGAGGCCGCCGAGAAGAAGATCGAGGAGGCCGTGGCCCGGGCGCGAGGGCTGACCGGCTTCGAGCGCACCACGGCAGAGGCGACCATCGAGGCCATGCGCCAGGGCGTCGCCGATATGAAGCGCCCGCGCTTCGCGCTGAACGCCAAGAGCGACGCCGCGCACGCGAAGCTGATCGTGCTGGACGAGGTCTCCATGGTCGGCGAGGAGATGGCGCGCGATCTCCTGAGCTTCGGAAAGCCGATCCTCGTGCTCGGAGACCCCGGCCAGCTGCCGCCGATCCAGGGCGAAGGCGCGTTCACCAAGGATGCGCCCGACATCATGCTGACGGAGATCCACCGCCAGGCGGCGGAGAGCGCCATCATCCGCCTCGCCACCATGGCCCGGCAGGGCGAGCCGATCGGCTTCGGTCGCTACGACGACCACGTCTGGAAGATGCGCAAGCTCGACGTCACGCCAGAGCAGGCGCTGCGCGGCGGCCAGGTGATCTGCGGCATGAACGCGACCCGGCTGCAGCTGAACAACGCGATGCGCCGCGCTGCCGGCTTCGGCGCCGGCGGCTGGCTCCCCACCGGCCCGGGCGAGAAGATCATCTGCCTCAAGAACCAGAACGATCTCGGCCTCATCAACGGCATGTTCCTCACCCTCTCCGACATCGTCGACGAGGGCAGCCACTACCTCTCGGCGGTGGTGACGGACGAGGACGGCAACCGCATCGGCGCCCCTCAGGCCGACGGCAGCCGCGGGCGACTGCGCATCTACAAGGGCCACTTCGAGGACCACGTCGCCTTCGACAAGGGTCGCCACGACCGCGACTGGAAGCTCAAGAAGGGGCTGACCGAGGCGACCTTCGGCTGGGCCATCACCGGGCACAAATCGCAGGGCTCGCAATGGGAGAACGTGGTCGTCTGGGATGACGGGCTTGGGCGGACCGAGCTCGACCGGCGCCGCTGGCTCTACACCGTCATCACCCGGGCCGAGCAGGGGCTGGTGATCCTGGCATGACCGCGGCGCCGATTGACCTGAACGACGCGGGCCTGGCGCCGGTCCGGCGCGACTTGGCGGAGGTGCGGCGGCGGCTCGCGGACACCGCGAAGGAGTGGCTGCCGGCGCTGTTCCCGAACGCCCGGCGCGCCCCGGACGGCCGCACGTTGCGCTGCGCGGATCTCTCGGGCCGCGCGCCCCGCGGCGAGGGCTCCTGTGTGATCCACCTGGAGGGGCGCTTCGCCGGGTGGGGGTTCGACCACGCCACCGGCGAGAGTGCCGGGCCGATCGACATGGTCTACCACGCGACCGGCGCCCCCGAGCCCCGGCTCTTCGACGAGGCGGCGAGGCTGGCGCGCATGGACCGTCCCGCGCCGCCCCCGCGCGCCGCCGAGCACCGCCCCGACCACAGCCACGAGGTCGCGCGCATCCTCGCCGCCTGCGTCCCGCTCGCGGGCTCGTCCGCCGAGGCCTATCTCCGCGGCCGCGGCCTCACCCTGCCCGACAGCCCAGACCTCCTCTTCCACCCCGACCTTGCTGACTTCGAGAGCCGGCGCGGCTGGCCCGGGATGGTCGCCATCGTCCGCGACGCCGCGGGCGAGCCCACGGGCGGCATCCACCGGACCTATTTGCTGGACGACGGCTCCGGGAAGGCGCCGCCGGGGAAAAAGATGCTCGGGCCCGTCGCCGGGGGCGCGGTGCGGCTGTCGCCGATGCCCGAGGACAGGCGGATCGGCGTGGCGGAGGGGATCGAGACCGCGCTCGCCGCCATGGCCCTGTTCGCCGTGCCGACGATGGCGGCGCTCTCGGCCGAGGGGCTGCGGCGCTGGCAGTGGCCGGAGGGCACCACCCACGTCACCATCTTCGCTGATGCCGGACACGCCGGCATGCAGGCTGCGGCGACGCTGGCGGACCGGCTGAACGTCGCCGACATCCCCTCGCGCATCGTCGCTCCGCTGCATGGCGACGATTTCAACGACGACCTGCGGCGCGGGGCGACCGCCGCCGACTACGAGCAGGCGGCTGGCGCGGCGCCGAAAGCGCCCGCCACCGCGGCTGCGGCGGCGACGGTGGAAGAGCTGCTCACGGCCGCCTCCGGCCTCACCCGCCCGCCTGACTCCGAGCCGCTCGCCGACCTGCTGGGCCGGCTGGCCCTGGCGCGGCTCGACCCGCTCCCGGAGCGCCAGGTCCTCACCGCGGTGAAGACCGCCACGGGGATCGCCGTCTCCATCCTGGAGAAGCAGCTGGTCGAGCTGCGGCGGCGCGTGAACGCGACCGGCGATGTCCGCCGCGCGCCTGTCCGGCCGCCCTGGGCCTCGCTGCTGCGGATCGACGCCGGCGGTGCGCCGGAGCGCAACGAGGCCAACGTCATCACCGCGCTGTCGCTCGACGCCGCCTTCACGGGCGCGCTCATGTTTGACGAATTCAGTCAGGAGATCATCGTCGCCCGGGCGCTGCCCTGGGATCCGGCAGGCACGGTGCACCCCCGCCCCTGGGGTGAGGCCGACGACGTGCGCTGCGCCGAATGGCTGCAGCGGCACGAGATCAATGTCCCGCCCGTCGTGGTCGGCCGCAGCGTCGTCGCCGTGTCGCGCAACATCCGCATCCATCCGGTACGCGACTACCTCGAGACGCTGGCCTGGGACGGCACGCCGCGTCTCGACACCTGGGCCGTCGCCTATCTCGGCGCCGAGGACACGCCGCTCCACCGGAGCATGGCCGCGCTGTGGATGGTCTCCGCCGTGGCGCGGATCATGCAGCCCGGCTGCAAGGCCGATCACATGCTGATCCTGGAGGGGCCACAGGGCATCCGGAAGTCGACGGCCCTCAAGGTGCTCGCCTCCGAGCCCTGGTTCACCGACGAGCTCGCTGAACTCGGCTCAAAGGATGCAGCGCAGCAGATGCGCGGCATCTGGATCATCGAGATGGCGGAGCTCGACGCCATCGGCCAGGCGGACGTCTCGCGCATCAAGGCGTTCCTGAGCCGTACCACCGACCGGTACCGGCCGCCCTACGAGCGCTACGTCATCACCGTGCCGCGGCAGTGCGTCTTCGCCGGGACGGTGAACCCGGACACCTATCTGCGCGACGAGACGGGGAACCGGCGCTTCTGGCCGCTGCGCTGCGGCGACATCGACCTCGAGGGGCTGCGGCGCGACCGCGACCAGCTCTGGGCCGAGGCCGTCGCGCGCTACCGCGCCGGGGCGCCCTGGTGGATCGAGGACCGCGCACTCGTCGCCGAGGCCAGCGCGGCGCAGGAGGCGCGCTACCAGGGCGATGCTTGGGACGCGCGGATCGAGCGCTGGCTCGTCTCCGAGCGCAAGCCGGTGAATGTCGGCTTCGGACAGTTCGAGGACTGGCAGGAGCGCTTCGTGCCGCGGGCGAAGCCGCTGACCGACGTCTCGATCGGCGAGGTGCTGGAGCAGGCGCTCGGCATCGAGGCGGCGAAGTGGACACGCGCCGACCAGATGCGCGTCGGCGCGTTCTTCCGCGCCAGGAAGTGGGTGAAGTACCGGACGAAGGCCCCGCCGCGGGAATGGCGCTACGTTGCCCCCGGGACGCCGGCGCCATGACGCAGCGGCACTCCCGTCCAACCTCGTCCAACCTCGTCCAACCTCGGCGCCTGAGGTTGGACGGCCGGAGACGCAGGTTTTCTGCGGCATTCCGCGCGCTCGTCCTGTCTCGTCCAACCTGTCCAACCTTCTCCCTTAGAGCCATGCGCGAAGGATGTAGGTCCGCCGGACATGCATTTTCCTATACGGGTTTAGGGGCGAGGTCGGCAGGTTGGACAGGTTGGACGGCGCAAGCCAAGTCCCTGATTAACAGCCAGATTTCCTGTCCAACCTGGCGTGGCGAGGTTGGACCAGGATGGACGGCCAGCCCCCGGCAGCGCCGCAGCCCGATCGCACGCGGGCCGCCCAGCGCGTCGATCAGCCCCTCGATGCCGGGCAGCGACGGCGAGCTCCGCCAAGAACCACGCCGTCGCCGCCCTCACCACAGCCGCCCCCTTCCGGAGACCCCATGGCTCCCCTGACTCTCCCCATGCCCGCCGCCGGCGCAAGCGGCCCGCCTGTCGTGGCGCCGCTGCCGATCGCTGTCGGACGTCCCGCCGTCCTCGCCCTCGACCTCGGCACCACCACCGGCTGGGCGCTGCGCGGCCAGGACGGCGGCATCACTTCCGGCACCATCACCTTCAAGCCGACCCGCTTCGAGGGTGGCGGCATGCGCTACCTGCGCTTCCGCAGCTGGCTCGGCGAGCTGGCCGGGCTCACCGGCGGCCTCGCGCGCATCGCCTTCGAGGAGGTGCGCTCCCACGCCGGCACCGACGCCGCGCATCTGTACGGCGGCTTCCTCGCGCACCTGTCGGCCTGGTGTGAGGAACGCGGCGTCGCCTACGAGGGCGTGCCGGTCGGCACCATCAAGCGCTTCGCCACAGGCCGCGGCAACGCCGACAAGACGGCGATGATCGCGGCCATGCGCGCCCGCGGCTTCGCGCCGGCCGACGACAACGAGGCTGACGCCATCGCCCTGCTGCTCTGGGCGACCGGCCCGCAGGGTGGTCGGGCATGAGGCTGCCCGATGCGCCGCAGCCGCCCCGGTCGTGTCTGGACCTGGCACGCAGCCCGTCCACCGCGGTGGACCTCGACGCCATGCGCGCCGCTGCCTGGCACCGACACGGCGTCGCCGCCCTGGCGGTGGAAGACATCGCCGATCCCTGGCTCCGCCAGGCCGTCATCAACGAAGCCAGCCGGCGCTGGGGGCGCCGTCATGGAGGGGAGCAGCATGGCCGGTAAGCGGAAGGCGAAGCGCACGGTGGCGCAGCGCGAGGACCTGTCGAAGCCATCGAGGTGGCGGCTCCAGCACGGTGACTTCTCAGGGCCGATTCGCGAGGCCGATCCGGAGACCGGCAGCCCGGTAGAGCACCGACGAGCGGTTGATACGGTCGGCCTGATGCTGGCCCACGGAACGATTACTGCCGAGATGCATGATGCAGCCGTCGTCTTTCGGATGAGATTCCGGGCAGCCGCCCTCGACGATCTGCAACCGATGGCCTGGGACCGTGTGCCCGGCGGCGGGGCGCGCGACGGCATGACGGAGCGGCAGGCCGCTGCGCGGGAGCATATCGCCGCGGCGATGGACGCACTCGGCGGGTTCGCCAGCGCGGCAGGGTCCGTGGTTTGGCACGTGGTCGGGCTCGAACACTCTGTTCGGGACTGGGCGCACCGGCAGGGTTGGGGTGGCCGTCCAGTGGGGGCCCCGCAGGCACAAGGCATGCTGGTAGCCGCCTTGGCTGTTCTTTCGGCTCACTATCGGCGTGGTGGTCTGAGGCGCTCGCAGGCGGTCGAGCAGACCCAGGCTGGCCCCGCGCGGCTGGCGACAAGAACTTGACGACTAAACGCCTGGCGTTAAGTCGTGTTGACAGGCTTCGCGAAGGCGGGTAGCTGCTCCTGATGGAGGTTGATTTCGATGATGAGCGTGCGGCGCTGATCGAGACCGATCGAGCTGCCGAGACCCGGCTGCCCGTTGCGGTCATCCAGACCGCGCGGCAGAGGCTGACCATGATGCGTGCAGCCCCGGATGGGCGCGCGCTCCGAAACTGGAAAAGTCTCGGTTTCAATGCGGCAGGCGGGGCCGACCGCCCTGGGCCAGCCGTAAGGATCAACGACCGCTGGAGCATGGGCCTGCGTCTCGACGACTTGGATAGCCCCACGAAGGTCACGGTCACGGGGCTGCAGGAACAACGATGACCGGCGGGGAGCGTTACGAATGACGATTAGGCAGAATGTCGGCGTGGATCCGCCGGGCGTGTACATCAAGATGGAGTTGGAGGCGCGGGGCTGGTCTCAGCGAGATCTCGCCTTCATCCTTGGCCAGACCGAACAGCAGCTCAGCCCCATGCTGTCTGGCAAGCGCGCGATCACCCCGGACATGGCGCGGCTGCTGGGCGATGCCTTTGACATGCCAGCGCAGTTCTTCGCGAACCTCCAGAGCCTCTACGACCTGTCGAATGCGAAGTCACCAGATCCAGCGGTTCGCACACGCGCCACGCTGCAGGCCACCTATCCTGTGCGTGACATGATCCGCCGAGGATGGATCGAGGACGGTGAAGCGTCGCTCCTCCAGCTGCAGATCGAGCGCTTCTTTGAGGTTGCGAACGACGATACGCCGAGCCACGCGGTGGCCTTTGCAGCCAAGAGGACTCACTACGACGAGACCCCCCCACACCAGCTGGCATGGGTGTTTCGCGTCCGCCAGTTGGCGAGACAGATCAAGGTGCCGGCATTCTCTGCCGACAAGCTGCGTGCCGCACTGCCTCGGCTTCGCGCCCTCCTGGTCGAAGCCGAGACGGCTCGGGAGGTACCGGCGATCCTCGCTGAGTGTGGTGTGCGCTTCGTCATCGTGGAGGCGCTCCCCAACGCGAAGATCGACGGCGTCTGCACCTGGCTCGACGACGAAGCACCAGTGATCGGGATGTCCACTCTTTACGACCGGCTGGACAACTTCTGGTTCGTGCTGCGGCACGAGATCGAGCACGTCCTACTTGGCCACGGCAAAGCGACGGCGGTCGGCATGATCGACCACCTTGTCGGCGAGGGCGCCTCCGAGGGGAATGACGTGGCTCAGGAGGAGCGCGTCGCCAACCTGGCTGCTGCCGACTTCTGCGTGCCGCGGCAGAAGATGGACTCCTTCTACGCCCGCAAGAATCCGTACTTCTCCGAGCGGGATGTCGTGGGCTTTGCATCCTTGATGCAGCTGCACCCGGGCATCGTCGTCGGCCAGCTGCAGCGCCGGATGGGGCGGTACGACTACCTGCGGAAGTATCAGGTTCCTGTCCGCCGCCATGTCATCGAGCGGGCAGTCACCGATGGGTGGGGCCAGGCTGTCAAAGCCGATCTGTAGAGCCGAGCTTCAGGAGATACGTTGTGGCGAAGTATTCCGAGCAGATGCAGCGGATTTTTGATCGGTACACCGCCGAGGTGGACCCATCGCCGGTTTCGCTCGATCACGTGGCCGCCTGGGCTATCCAGAATGGCCTATGGAAGCCAGCGCCGCGCGACGTGGTGAAGCTCTGCATGGAAGATCTGGCCGAGAGCTTGCGCCAAGAGAAGCGCACGGACGCGAAGGGGCGGCGCTACCGGGCGAAGCACTCTGTCCGCATCAACGAGAACGGCCTTCAGCTTACGCTTTGGGCCGATATCGACAGCGCTCCGCGCTCGTTCATGGAGAAGTCATTCGCGCAGCGCCGAACCGGCATCGTGAATGACTGCTTCCAGATCAAGCAGGACGTTGATCACTTCAACGACGAGCATAGCGGCGATCAGCCAATCCAGATGATCCTGGATTTCTCGGATGACGTGGCAGAGCTCGAAGCAGCCGCACGCATGTCGAAGGGCGACGACGAGGCTGCGTGAGGCCCATGCCGTCAAGCAGTCGCGAGACCCGCCTGTTACACTTCACCCTGTAGCGGCCCGGAATCCACATCCGGTAGGATATCAATAGTCGCAATAGCTGTGACCGCGCTGCGGCTCCCGAGCCGCAGTCGCCGCCGAGCGACAGTGGCTCGCGAGCCGCAGGGTCCTTCCTGGGCCCGGCGTATGCGGGGGGCGGAAGCGCGCGACATCGCTAGCGCCTGGCCCGAAAAGTGGTTCGCAGTTCGCACCCTTCGTCCCTGATCTCAATCGCTTAGCTGCGAACCATGGCCGCGTTGGTTCGCAGCCGCGGTTCGCATGGTTCGCACCCACCCTGATATCGGATGGCCCGATGACGCTCCCCTGGATGGCAGCGAAGATCCTGCTGCGCCCGGTGGCGGAGCTGCGCGCGCATCCCGGCAACGCGCGCGTGCACAGCGCCGCGCAGATCGAGCAGATCAAGGCCAGCATGCTGGCCTTCGGCTTCACCAACCCGCTGCTGGTGGACGAGGCCGGCGTGCTGATCGCCGGTCACGGCCGGCTCGAGGCCGCGGTGGCGCTCGGCATCGAGAAGGTGCCGACGATCGTGCTGCGGCACCTCTCCGCGGCGCAGAAGGAGGCGCTGCGTCTCGCCGACAACCGTATCGCGGAGAACGCGACCTGGGACCAGGCGCTGCTGCGCGACGCGCTCGCCGCGGTGCAGGCGGCGCCGGACCTCGACCTCGCGACGCTTGGCTTCTCGGCCGCGGAGCTCGACGACATCCTCGCGGCGGCTGGAGATGCCGTGTCCGACGGCGACGCGCCCGAGGCCCTGTCGGCGCCCGCGGTCCACGGGGGCGGGGACGGCGCGGCGGAGACAGAGGCTGCGGCGGAGGATGATCCGGCCGATGCCGAGCTGGATCCGCCGCGCCAGGCCGTCACCCGGCCAGGCGACCTCTGGCTGCTCGGCGAGCACCACCTGCTCTGCGGCGACAGCACCGATGCCGCGTCGGTCGCCCGCGTCATGGGCGCGGATCGGGCCGCACTGGTGTTCACCAGCCCGCCGTACGGAAACCAGCGCGACTATACCACCGGCGGCGTGTCGGATTGGGACGCGCTGATGCAGGGCGTGTTCCAGCATCTCGACCGGGCCGTGCGCGTGGATGCGCAGCTGCTCGTGAACCTTGGACTGATCCACCGCGACAGCGAATGGCAGCCCTACTGGTCCGGCTGGCTCGACTGGATGCGCGCGAGGGGCTGGCGCCGCTTCGGCCTCTACGCCTGGGACCAGGGGCCGGGGCTCCCTGGCGACTGGAATGGCCGCCTCGCACCGGCCTTCGAGCTGGTCTTCCACTTCAACCGCGAGGCGCGGCAGGCGAACAAGATCGTGCCCTGCAAGTGGGCGGGCACGCCGAACAAGGGCAGCGGGCTGCGCGCCGCCGACGGCACCATTTCGGAGTACCAGCACGCTGGCCTGCCGGTGCAGGACTTCCGCATCCCGGACAGTGTGCTGCGCATCACCCGCCACAAGGGCCGCGGCATCGAGACCGAGCACCCGGCCGTGTTCCCCGTCGCGCTGCCCGAGTTCCTGATGCGCGCCTACACGGAGGAAGGGGACTTCGTGTTCGAGCCCTTCTCGGGCAGCGGGACCACCATCCTGGCGGGCCAGCGCACCGGGCGCCGCGTCCGCGCCATCGAACTCGCGCCGGCCTATGTCGACCTGGCGATCGCCCGCTGGCGAATGATGCATCCCGATCTGCCGGTGACGCTGGCGGACAACGGGCGTGACTACGACGCCGTTGCTGCAGCGCGGATGGAGGTCACCGCCAGTGCAGCCTGATCTCGTCGTCTCTGCAGTGCCGGTGGCTGAGCTGGTGCCCTACGCCGAGAACGCGCGCACGCATTCGCCGTCACAGGTGGCGCAGATCGCCGCCTCCATCGCCGAGTTCGGCTTCGTGAACCCGGTCCTGGTCGACGCGGAGGGTGTGCTGATCGCGGGCCACGGTCGCGTCATGGCGGCGAGGCAGCTGGGCCTCACCTCGGTGCCGGTGCTGCGGCTCGGCCATCTCTCTCCCGCGCAGGCCCGGGCGCTCCGCCTGGCGGATAACCAGATCGCGCTGAACTCTGGCTGGGACGAAGCGCTGCTCGCCGCCGAGATCGCCCGCATCCGCGACGAGGCGGTGGTCGATCTGGATTTGCTCGGGTTCTCCGGTATGGAGCTCGACCGGCTGCTCGCCGCCGCCGACGCCGGCCTCGATGACGGCGCCGACGATGCGCCCGAGCCGCCAGCCGTCCCCGTCACCCGTGCCGGCGACCTCTGGCGCTGCGGCGAGCACCGCCTGCTGTGCGGCGACGCCACGAAGCTGGACGATGTGCAGCGCGCCCTCGGCGCCGACCGCCTCGCCGACATGGCCTTCACGGACCCGCCCTACAACGTCGCCTACCAGGGCGGCACGGCGGCCCGCATGACCATCGCCAACGACGCGCTGGGCTCGGGCTTCCTCGACTTCCTCCGCCCTGCGCTGGCCAACCTGCTCTCGGTGACGAAGGGCGCCTGCTACGTCTGCATGTCGTCCTCCGAATGGCCGACGCTGCACCGCGCCTGGCAGGAGGCGGGCGGCAAGTGGTCGAGCACGATCATCTGGGCGAAGAACACCTTCGCGCTCGGTCGCGCCGACTACCACCAGCAGTTCGAGGCGATGCTCTACGGCTGGAAGGCCGGCGCGCAGCACTATTGGTGCGGCGCGCGCGACCAGGGAAACGTCTGGCACTTCGACAAACCGGCGCGGAACGACCTGCATCCGACGATGAAGCCGGTGGCGTTGGTCGAGCGCGCGATCCGCAACAGCAGCAAGCAGCGCGACACGGTGCTGGACCCGTTCGGCGGCTCTGGCACCACGATGATTGCGGCGGAGCGGACCGGGCGGCGCGCGGTGCTCCTCGAGCTCGACCCGGCCTATGCCGACGTGATCGTCCAGCGCTGGCAGGAGGCGACGGGCGAGGCTGCCATCCTGGACGGCGAGGATCGCGCCTTTGCGGACATCGCCGCGGCACGCGGCGCCGCTGCGCCCTGAGCGCGTGGGCGCGGCAGACGTCCGCGTCTTCCTGAAGTCACCGGCGCCACAGGCGTCGGATCATAAGGAAGGCGCGGTAGCCGACCTCGAGGACGGGGAGCACGAGGGCGGATGACGCGATCCGCCCCGCCCAGGCGAGCTTGGGTAGCTGCTGCCAGAGTTCCGCGAAGGCGGCCGCACCAGAAGCCAATGTCCCATCCGCACGACGAACATGCATGCGCGCCAGCGCGGCGTCGCGCGACAGGTCCGGGCCCAGGACCTCGGTGGCTCAGGTCGAGACGTCGACGAAGGCGAGGCGGTCACCTCCTTCTGCCTTCCGATACTGCGCGATCTCGCGCGAGCAGATCGGGCATGCGCCGTCGTAGTAGATCGTGGCGGATGGCTGCGTGCTGGTGCTGTCCATGGCCGAGACATGGCCCGAGACTGGCGCCGTGCCAGGGTTGGTCGGATGATCGGGAAAGCCCAATCTTCGCAATGAGATAACGCTGCATCTCGCTTGGCTCACGCGCGGCACAGCGCGAATGGTCCGTCACACGCAGGGGATGCCCTGCACCACACGACGGAGACCAGCATGACCGACCGCGAAGCCCGCACCGCCCGCAACCAGCAGAAGAGCCTCGAAGCCTTCCTGCAGCAGAAGGCCCGCTTCGACGCGATGGTCGCCGAACTGCAGCAGATGAGCGCGGATCACTTCGGCGCGGATCCCGAGGAGGTCCTCTGGGGCAAGGCCGCGACGCTCGAACATTGGAACAGCCGACTGGCGAGCGTGACGGATTGCTACTTCAAGCGCGGCGAATTCGCCGAGTAGCGCGCGGCACAACCCACCGCGGCCCCGACCGGCAGCACCGGCGGGGCTACTGGCAGTAGGGGCCGATGGTCGGCACCCGACACCGGAGACCACCACGATGACGAAGCTTTCCGACACCCAGCGCGTGATCCTCAGCGCCGCGGCGCAGCACGAGATGGGTCTCGCCCGCGCGCCGAAGACCCTGCCGGCTGCGGCGCGCAACGCGGTGTTCCGCAGCCTGATCAAGAACAACCTGCTCACCGAAATCAACGCCCCGCGGGAGCATGTCGGGCTCGGCTGGCGCCAGGATGAGGACGGGACCTGGATCGTGGCGCGCATCACTGACGACGGGCTGCGCGCCATCGGCATCGACCCGAACGCGGGCGACGCTGGCGAGGAGGACGAGCAGAGCGCCGAGGCCATCGCCCGCCGCAACGCCGAGCGCCGCGCCGCCGCGGAGGCCGGCGCGACGGGCGCGGACACGGCGCCCACGGGCGGGGCGGAGGAGGCGCCGCGGGACGAGGACGCCCCGGCGCCTGAGGCGACCCAGGCCGCGCCCACGCGCGCCCCGCGCGCGAGCCTGCGCGACGCTGCCGCCGCGGTGCTGGCCGCCTGGGACGACGAGGCGAACCGAGAGACGGACATGATCACCGCCCTCGACCGGCCGATGGCGGCCCTCCGCGCGACCCTGGCGGGCAAGCCGCCGCGCCAAGCGCGTGAGCCGGGCGCCCCGCGGAAGCCGCGGGAGGGCACGAAGCAAGAGGCGGTGCTCGCCCTGCTCCGCCGCGAGGAGGGCGCCACCATTGCGCAGATCTGCGAAGCGACCGGCTGGCAGGGTCACACGGTCCGCGGCTTCTTTGCGGGCCTGAAGAAGCGCCAGGGGATCGAGGTGCAGGTGCTGGAGCGGGTCCGCCAGGTCGGCCCGAACAAGGAGGGCGCCCGCGGCTCCTACACGGTCTACCACCTGCCGGCCTGACAACACCGCCGGACGCATCGAGGGCCCGCCACCGGAAGGTAGCGGGCCCTTGCCCGTCATGGACACCACGGGCGGCGGGAGGTCGCCGCCATGCCCGAGCTGACCCCCTCGACCCGCGAGGCCGCCCGCCGCATCGGCATCACCGAGACCGCGCTGCGCAAGGCCGAGCAGACCAACCGCATCGCCCGCGAGCCGGACGGCCAGTGGGACATCGACAAGACCCGACGCCGCCTGGTGGAGACTGCGGATCCCGCCCGCTCGCCGCTGGCCAATGGCGGCGGTGGCGGCGGCGCCGAGGGCACGCCCTACGCCCGACTGAAGGTCGCGCAGCTCGCGCTGAAGGTCGAGGCACAGCGGCTTGCGCTCGACGAGAACAAGCGCCGGCTGCTCGATGTCGCCGAGGCCAACGCCACGATCGACGAGATCGCGGGCGCGATGCGCGACGCGCTGCTGAACTGGCCGGCCCGCGTGTCGGGGCTGATCGCCGCGGAGCTCGGTGTCGATCCGCACCTGCTGCAGACGGTCCTGCAGGGGCACATCACCGACCTGCTCTCGGAGGCGGCCGATCGCTTCGATCCCCCAGGTCTCGGAGATCGGGCCGCGGACGCGTGAGCATGTCCGTCGGCGCGCCGGGGCGATGCTGCGCCCGCCGCCGCAGCTCCGGGTCTCGGAATGGGCCGAGCGCCATCGAATCCTCGGCAGCCGGGCCTCCTCGGAACCCGGGCCGTGGCGGACCAGCCGCACCCCGTACCTGCGCGACGTGATGGACGCGCTGTCCGCAGTGCATCCCGCGCGGCGGGTGGTGTTCATGAAAGGCGCCCAGGTCGGCGCCACCGAGGCCGGCAACAACTGGCTCGGCTACATCCTGCACCACGTGCCGGCCCCGGTGCTGGCGGTGCAGCCGACCGTCGAACTCGCGAAGCGCTTCTCGCGCCAGCGCATCGACCCCTTGCTGGAGGAAACGCCAGCCCTCAAGGAGAGGGTCGCCCCCGCCCGCGCGCGGGACAGCGGGAACACCCTGCTGTCGAAGGAATTCCCGGGCGGCATCCTGGTGCTGACCGGCGCCAACAGCGCCGTCGGGCTGCGCTCGATGACGGCGCGGTTCCTGTTCCTCGACGAGATCGACGCCTATCCCGGCGACGTCGAGGGCGAAGGCGACCCGATCGCGCTGGCCGAGGCGCGGGCTCGCACCTTCGGCTGGCGCCGCAAGGCCTTCCTGGTCTCGACGCCGACCATCGCGGGCCGCAGCCGGATCGAGCGGGAATACGCCGCCTCCGACCAGCGGTGCTACTTCGTGCCGTGCCCGCACTGCGGCGAGATGCAGTGGCTGAAGTTCGAGCGGCTCCGCTGGGAGAAGGGCGACCCGCGCTCGGCCCGCTACCACTGCGAGGCCTGCGATGAGGGGATCGAGGAGCACCACAAGACGGCCATGCTGGCCGGCGGAGAATGGCGGGCCACCGCCACTGCCGAGGACCCGCACACGGTCGGCTTCCACATCTCCTCCCTCTACGCGCCGGTGGGCTGGTACTCGTGGGAGCAGGTCGCGCGGGATTGGGAGGCGGCCCAGGGCAGGCCCGAGGACCTGAAGACCTTTCGGAACACCGTGCTCGGCGAGACCTGGCAGGAGCGGGGCGAGGTGCCGGATTGGGAGCGGCTGGTCGAGCGGCGGGAGGAGTTCCGGATGGGCGTGGTGCCCGCCGGCGCGCTGTGCCTCACTGCCGGTGTCGACGTCCAGGACGATCGCCTCGAGTGCGACGTCTGGGGCTGGGCGGAGGGATACACCTCCTGGCTGGTTGATCACGTCGTGATCCCCGGCAGCCCGCGCGAGCGGGAGCCGTGGGACGCGCTCGCGAAACTGCTGGCCAGGGACTGGCCGCGACAGGGCGGTGGCAGCATCCGCATCGCCCGGCTCTGCGTCGACACCGGCGGGCGCGACACCGCGGCTGTCTACGGTCACCTGCGTCGGCTGCACGACCCGCGCATAGCGCCGACCAAGGGCGTGGACGGCTGGAACCGTGCGCAGCCGGTCCAGGGTCCGACGCCGGTCGATGCGCTCGTCGACGGCCGCAAGCTGCGCCGCGGCCTGAAGCTCTGGACCGTCTCGGTCTCCACCTGGAAGGCCGACCTTTATCGCCGGCTCTGGATCGGCCGCGGCGACGCGGCGGCGTTCCCGCCCGGCTGGGTGCACCTGCCGCAGGGGGTCGAGGCGGAGTGGGTGAAGCAGCTCGTCGCCGAACAGCTGCACACGGTGAAGGACCGGCGCGGCTTCGCGCGGCAGGAATGGGCGAAGCTGCGCGAGAGGAACGAGGCGCTGGACTGCGCAGTGCTGGCGCGCGCGGCGCTCTGGCTGCTCGGCGCCGACCGATACGGCGAGCGCTTTTGGGCGCAGCTGCGCGAGCAGGTCGCCAACGCCCCAGTGCAAACGAGCGAGCTTCCCGCCGGCGGGAATGTCGCTCTGCCACCACCGCAGGTCGCGACTGCCACCCACCGCCCGCGCGGCTGGCTCGCGCCGCGCTCGGGCTGGCTGCGCTAAAGGGAGGACGAGCATGGACCCGACCGTCCTCGCCTGGGCGCTGGCGCAGCCCGCCGGCAGCCGTGCTGCCGCGCTCGCCGCGGCCTACACGGGGGGCACGACGCGTGTGACCTTCGATGGGCGGACCGTGGAGTACCGCAGCCTCGACGAGCTCGGCCGCGCGCTGGCGGTGCTGCGCGGCGCGGAGATGACGGCGGCCCGCCGTCCGTCCGTGACGCTGGCCAGCTTCTCGCGCGAGGGAAGCAGGTAATGGGCCGCCTTCGAGACGCGTGGAATGCGCTACGGGGGTATGCCGCGGCGCAGGACGGGCGTGCCTCTGCCTGGGCGCCCTCCGGCGGCAGCGCGACGGCCGAGGTTGGCATGGCGGCGGCGACAGTCGCGCGCCGCGCCCGCGATGCCGTCCGCAACGATCCCTACGCCAGCCGCATCGTCGACCTCTGGACCGGCAATGCGGTGGGCGCCGGTATCACGACGCGCTGGCCGGATCAGCGCCATGCCGATGCCTGGCGGCGTTGGGCTGAGAGCACCGCGTGCGATGCCGAGGGTCGGCTCGACCTCTATGGCCTCCAGGCCCTGGTCATGCGCGCCGTCGTCGAGAGCGGCGAGTGCTTCGTGCGCTTCCTGATGACTGCTCCCTCGCCGGCGAACCCGATCGGCCTGCGGCTGCAGGTGCTGGAGAGCGATCACCTCGACACCGCCCGGAACGGGATGGTGGACGGCACCGCCAGCATCCAGGGCATCGCCCTCGGCGAAGCCGGCGAGCCGGTCGGCTACTGGCTGCACCGCGTGCATCCCGGCGCGACGTGGATCCTGCCAGGGGCGACCTGGCTGAATAGCGAGCGCATCCCGGCCTCGGATGTGCTGCACATCTACCGCAAGCGGCGCCCCGGCCAGCTGCGCGACGTCTCCTGGCTCGCGCCGGTGCTGCTGCGGCTGCGCGATCTCGGCGACTATGAGGCCGCCCTGCTGATGAAGGCCAAGATCGAGGCCTGCCTCGCAGCGGTGGTCACCGAGGAGGGCGACGAGGCGCTGACCGGTTCCGCGGCCGGCCTGCTCCGCGACGCCCAGGGCCGGACGGTCGAGAGCTTCGAGCCGGGCATGATCCTGTATCGCCGCGGCATGGGCACTGTGGAGGTGGTGAACCCTTCGGGCGGCGGCAGCCACGCGGCCTTCGCGCGCCGCGCGCTCGAGGCGGCGTCGGTGGGCGCGGGCCTCACCTATGACCAGGTCTCCGGCGACCTCACCCAGGCAAACTACTCCTCGCTCCGCGCCGGCAAGATCGAGTTCCGCCGCCTCTGCGAGCAGGTGCAGTACGGCATGCTGATCCCGATGCTGGTCCGGCCCATCGCGGACCGCTTCCACGCCCAGGGTGCGCTGCTCGGGCTGTGGCGTGCGGAGATGCCGGACGGCGTGTCGCACGTGCCGCCGGCGCACGAGATGATCGACCCGCTGAAGGACACCACCGCCCTGATCGCCCAGGTGCGCGCCGGCTTCGTGCCGCAGCCGGAGGCGGCAGGCGCCTTCGGCTACGACTTCCGTGCCGCGGTGGAGATGATCCGCGAGGCCAACGCCCTGCTCGACGAGGCGGGTATCTCGCTCGACACCGATCCGCGCCGGGTCGCGAAGTCCGGCGCCGCCCAGGACGCCGCGCAAATGGCAGCCGTCGAGATCGCCGCCACCGGCGCTGCCGCGCCTGCTGCAGGAGAACCCCGATGACCGCCGGCGCCTACGACTGGACGGACGACATGCTCAAGATCAAGAGCATGCAGAAGAAGTTCCGCGACAGCTTCAACGGGGCCGAGATCAACCCGGCCCGCTGGGACGTCGCGGCCATCGGCATGGCCCTCACCGTCGCGGATGGCACCGTCACCATCTCGACCGGCACGACCCTCGACGACGAGCTGGTGCTGACCAGCCGCACCGCCTTCACCATCCCGCTGCGCGTCATGGTCGCGGTGAACCTCAGCCAACGCATCGCCGGCCAGTCGGTCTGGCTCGAGCTGGTCTCGGTCGACCCAACCTCCGCACAGCCCGACGGCCGCAGCGCCGCCGCCTGGCGGCTCGACGGCACCAGCCCGACGCTCGCGAACTACGAGGTGCAGAGCGAGGGCGCGCCGCGCCTCGTGACCGCCTCCGCCTCGACCATCCCGACCACGGCGCCGGCCGGCTGGTCGGTGCTGGAGATCGAGCCGACCAATGACGAGTGCTGGTTCCACGGCCGGCAGCTCGACACCACCGCGGCACGCTCGAACTCCTATGTCCGCCACCAGCAGATCCCGGAGCCGAATGCGCTCTATCGCTTTCGCATCCGCGTGCGGAACCGGCATTTCATCAACGGTATCTCGGCGATCGCCAACAACGGCTCGGGGCTGGTGCGGATCACCCGCGCCGCGCATGGCTTCGCGACGAACGACGTGGTGACAGTCGCCGACGTCTCCGGCGTGCCGGGGGCGAACGGCACCTTCACCATCACGGTGATCGACGCGAACAGCTTCGACCTCGTCGGCTCGACCTTCTCCGGCGCCTACCTCAACACCGGCTGGGCCTCGGTCTCGCGGAACCTGGCGCCGGCCTCCAGCACAGATGTGAAGGTGCAGTTCGTCACCATCGCCGACTACGCCGAGCTGACCACCGAGATCACCGCCGGCCGCGGCCAATCGGTCGCCGGCCAGGGGCTCGGGGTGAACGTGCTGAGCACCATCGCTCCGACGCTGACGGCAGTCGGCGGCCAGGCGCGCAACACGAACGGCGCCCTGCCGGTGCTGGTGGCCACGGGCCTGTCGGCGAACCCGACGGCGGTGACGACTGGCCGCGGCATCGACCTGCTGGCGACGCTGATCGGCGCGCTGGTGAACAAGCCTTTCTCCATCCCGGAGGCGGACTGGCAGTTCGCCGGCGCCGCGGGCGGGATCACCGGCACGACCGACGTGGTGCTGAAGGCGGCGGCGGCCGCTGGCATCCGGAACTACGTCACCTCGATCGACCTGCGGAACGCGCACGCGACGGCGGCGACCGAGGTGGTGATCAAGGACGGGGCGACGGTGATCTGGCGGCAGCTGCTGCCGGCGGCGATGGCGACCCCGGTCGACATCACCTTCCCGACGCCGCTGCGCGGGACGGCGGCGACGGCGGTGAACTTCGCCTGCCTGACCACGGGCGCGCAGGTGTACGTCAACGCGCAGGGCTACGCCGCGCCGTAGCGGGCGCGATCCATAACTTTTCCCGCCCTTAGCCACAGGCTTATCCACATGAGCGAGACGACCGAGCCGGGCGGCAGCAGTGCCGCGCTGGACGAGGACACTGCGTCCGATCGACTTCCCGCCGCTGGGCATTCGATCATCGCGCAGCGCGCCATCACCGCGCCGGCCACCGTCGATCGGGCTGCGCGCACCGTCGAGGTGGTGTGGTCGACCGGCGCCCGGGCCCGCAACTTCGTCCCCGCCCTCGGCCTCATCACCGAGGAGCTGGAGATGTCGCCGAACGCGGTGCGCATGGACGCGCTGCGATCGGGTCAGGCGCCGGTGCTGAACACCCATCGGCGCGGCG